TAATAATGGTGATGCGATAGAAAAGCTATTTGATACTCTCATATCATACAACTTCTACGATTACTTCAGCGATGGAGATTGGTATGCACTTACTACATTAAATGGTCATGTATATACAATGAGATTGAATTATAATGAGTGGATTAATAATAATGGTAAAAAATGTATGTCTGTTGATGCAATTAGTGATGAGGTTATTCCAGATATAAGATATAAAGTCGCTGAAATTCTTGAAAAAGAAGATACCAAACCGTTAACTTCATTCGAACGAGCATCAAATTTATCAGTATTTGGTAGGGTATTTGATTCACTACAAACCTATAGAACTACTAACCTTACTGGTCTACACTCCTTTGGTTTAGCTGGACCATATATAAAATGGAGACATTACCATGGATATAATAGAACTCTACCTCTTGAAAAAGGAGGGTTTTATACAACAAACTCTGAACAAGGTTATTATCTTGGTATGGTAGATAGTCAATATAAAAAAAATATGCATGAAGTACCAAATATATGGTTACCAAACGAAAAAGAAGTATTTGGTGTAACATACAATTGTGTCTGCCCCGAAGTAGAAGCAGCTTTCAAACAGTATAAAACTCTTGATACTGCATTTAAACGTGTTAAAACTTTAAACGGAAAACCTGTTCCGTGGATGACATTGAGTATGCATAAAAGTACACCACATCCAATAATTGTAGATGCAAATGGTAACGAACTCAGTTACGAATACTGGGCACAACATGGTGGCTTTGACGAATACATATATCTACCATTATGTGTTACCCTACTTACCATGTGGAACGATAATTAAATAATTAAATAGAATACATAGGTAATCTATGTATTCTATTTATATTTTATACTTCTTTAAAGATATCTGATCTAAACCAACCCCTATATCTTTATCTATCAAGTTATAATATATATTAGTACTCTCATATAAATACTTCTGTTTATTTAGTAACTTCTTAAAATATTTTATATCTGTTGGTTTATTATTCTTCTTATTATTAAATACTTCATCATTATCGCTAAATATATTCAAGTCTATATTCTCTCCTATAAACCCCATACTCCCTAAAGTATTTAATACATACAAATATTGTTTCCCACACACAGCAATATTCAAGTCATTATCACTATTATAACCTAAATTCTTATAAGCAGATATAATGTCCATCACTCCCTCGCACAAATTAATATTAATCTTTTCCCTTGTAAAAACATCAATACTAGTTTCTATCGAGTAGAATAATTTACAACCACTACTCTCTCTTGTTACTGGATATTTAATCCATTTATATCTCTGCTTATTACTAACATCTCTAAATAAGATATAAGAACCACCATAAGATAAAAACCCTACATAATTCTTTTCTATATTATGGCATATATAATTCTCCATAGTAATTTCTTTAATATTATTATAAATTAAGAAATCTTTTAATGAAGTTATTATTTTTAGTTTTCTTATATCTTCATCAGTAATACTAACTTTTAATCTTTCTTCTATATATTCAATTTTCTTATAATCTTTTACTTCTGGTAATTTATAACCAAAATTAATTATTTTATCATCATCAAAATACTTTTGTCCTTTAATCTTATCACTAGTCTTATTTAAAGATGATATATTTGATTTTAAATGAATATCATCTATTCCTAATGCTAATAAAAGATTATCATTAACAATACCACTCTCTTCACATTTAAAGCAATGGTATACCATAGGATAATTATCTTCTGGATTTATTTTAATATATAAATGACCAGTATTCAAATCAGTTCTACTATCCCCACAAAAAGGACATCTAGTTCTATACTGGACTTCATTTACTTGCCTCATATATTCTCCTCTTTCATAAAGAGAATCTATGAATGCTAATTTAATTTCTTTATTATTCATATTAGTTTATTCCTACTATAAAAAAAAAGAACCAGATTAATCTGGTTCTAAATTAATAATGATGTTACTACAAATGCATAATAACTTTATCTAGCCATTCTGGTATATCACTACCGTCTGATGACATCCATTTTCCCATATATGGTGGAATATTGTTGTCACCCTGTACTATTGTTCTACTATAAGTTACACCACCAATATTTACAATGTGAGTTGAAGACATGTCTGTACTTATAAAGTATGATGAAACATATCTACCATCAATAGTGGCTCGTGTAAAGTAATCCATCCCGATATCTGATTTATATTCTTTCTCTTCTTGCACTTCAATATTGTGTTCCATTATTTCTCCCTCCTTTACTACTAAGTTACATTATTTCTACTGGTATTCTTATTTGAAATCTTTTATTAATATCATTAATTAAAGATTTCAAAACTTCCATAACCATATTAGATGACTTATAACATATTAAATCCCATTTTAAATCATCTACTATCAACACAATATCATTCATTGATAAATTATAGAATTCTGATCGATACTTATTGGATATACAATATTCAAATCCACAATCATATGTTATACCATCGTTGACATATTTGAAATGTATCTCACGGTCTATGGTATCTTTATCAGAATTATCGTATTCTTCTGTTATAATGATTTCACCCATTTTAAAATCTCCTTTACTATAACTATTGAGTTACATATTAACTGGTATTATTACACCAAATCTTTCTTTTATATCCTTAATTAATTCTTTAAAAGCTTCACTAACTTCTTTAGAATAATCAGGACAACCAAATCCCCATTTACCATTATCTACTGTCAATACATTCTTGTCCATAGACAACCTATATAATTCTGATCCTTCACTATCACATATCCAATAGAATAATCTACAGTCATACATAATAGAATTATTGATATACTTGAAAAATATATCATACTCTACTGAATCTTTGTCTGGTTCATAAAATTCCTTTAAAACACAAATTGCTCCCATTTCTTATCTCCTTTATAATAAATTTATTACTACAAAGAAATGATATATTACTATAATTACCAACCAATCTTCTCCACGGTTAGCTTATTAAATTCTTTCTTAACCTCATAGATATAATTCTCTTTATCTACCATTAATATATTTACATTATACTTTACTAACTTACTCAATGTATTAATACTATCATCGTCAGTTATTAATAATATTGAATTTGATTTTACCAATGGCAAGACTTCTTCTATATTATTCTCATTAGTATACAGCTTATCTATTGTTGCTAAAGGATAGGTCATATTAATATAATTCATTATTACTTTTTCTCTAATATCTTTTATATTCCCATAATATACTAATTTCAAATTTATATTACTCATTACTAATTGAGAATTAGGTGATTCAAAACTCACTATTCTATATTTATTAGTAATCTTATCCAAAAAAATGTACTTATATAAAAAGGATAAGTCTTTCTTATAATCTTCAGTTAATACACTAGTTTGTGTAGTAAGACTTCTATCCATTAAATGTGTTACTATCATCTGTTTTCCATATATATTAGAAAGAGTCTCTAATACTTTTACCATTTCATCTGGTGATGATTCTTCTATAGAAACTAGGAACTTCTCAATACTAGCTCCTGTTGAAATTGCTAAATTATAAAGACAATTCATATTATTGCTCACCTTTCAAATTATTAAAGATAAGTATTAAAGAGAATAAAAAAAGAGATAAAGATTATTCATTTAATCTTTATCTCTCAGACTCGAAACCAGCTTTTACTTAAGGATTATATCCTTAAAGAAATCTGGAAAGATTGAATCTTTCTCATCAGTATTATTGGTATTATTCTTAGACTCATGAATTTCTTCAACCTCTTTAGCTCCATCGAGCTGAATATCGTTGAAGAAAGATGGAAAGATACTTTCCTTCGTTATCTTAATATCCTCGATAAGTTCAACAACTTCTTTAAACATAGTAATTTTCCTCCTTGTTATTATTTATTATATTACTACATATAGATGATATATTATCGTTTTTTTTTTGATTTACTAATATATGAAAATTCAGTAATGCAAAAAAAAAGAGATTGGTGATTAATTTCTTAATCACCAATCTAAACTAACTAGTGGGAAGATGCTTATTTAATAAACTTCTTTCCTTCTAAATATTCTGCTGTGCACTTGACCTGTCTATACAGCCCAACAACTGTCAACCCGATTGATGCACATAATAATGTGCAAGCTACAGCGTTTCCTACTACTTCTTTAACAGACTTCATTGTTTCTCTCATGTTAGAACCTCCAAGTTCTCTCCGTACATTATATACGGGCAACCTCACAAATGTAACTTGTAATTAATAACTTAATTATTAATTACACAAAAATAATATATTATCGTTTTTTTTTGAAATACGGATTAGAGTAGACAAGGGAACTTCTTAATAGTTCCCTTGTCTACCAATTTAGCAATTGTGGTAAGTTAATACTACACCACATTGAGTAGTATAAATACATGAAACTAATCAACATTGCAATCCAACATCGTCTTTTCATTCTCTCACCACCTATTCAACTTATTTATGGGTATAAAAACCCATATAATAAAGTTTAAATAGAATTCAGTAAGAATAATAACTCTGATGACACTTTATCCACATTGTAATTTATCTCTTTTCCTAATAAATCCTGAGCTTCGTATGTTACATATGTAAACTTAGTATTTATTATTCCAGATAAAATACTTATAATACTCTCATTATTAATAGTAGATAATAAATCATACTTACTATTCATAAGTTCATTATAATCACTATTATTAAATAGCTCAGTTATAAAAGTATTATTTCTAATAATTCTGGTATTTACTTTATCTAACACATTACCACTTATTATATACGGTAAAGCTGCATAATGTAATTCACCATCTACATCTTCTTCATAACCAAGGTCTATTAACAGTTTCTTCTTTAATAATAATAAGAGAATAATATAATCTCTAAATCTCAATAAATTCAAATCTCTATAACTACCAAAGAACTTTGTATAGTACGCATATACTAATTGTACTTGAATATAATCAGGTTTATGATTATCCATATAATACTGAATTTCTTCTTCACTCAATGGAACATCAATTAACTCTCTAATCATACTAATAGTACACTTAATATTTATCTCACTCAATATAACAGAACCTTCATCTATCTTATTCTGGTTCATTAAGAACTTATCAACAGATGATAATCCTTCCGAGTTCTTTGTACTTGTTATTTCTGATGGATTCTTTATATACTGAGCTTTTAAGTAATACATTAACTGATACTTCACTACAGTTTTATTAAATCCTACTATATTCTCTTTATATGACTTAGTTGTCTTATCCCAAATCTCATTAAACTTATACTTCATCATAGTATCTGCTATAAGTATCTTTTTAACAAAGTAGTTTATTACATTAACTAAGTCATCACCAAAGATTGCTCTCTGGTCATACATCTTACTGTTATTTACTTCATTCTCTGAAACTTTTGTCTTTACATATGCATATAACTTATTATACATATTAATTCTCTTCTTTAAGAAATGACAAACTTCTCCTGTCTCATCATCAATGAATTCACATTCATAACCTCTATCATTTAATATAATTGGAACTTTATTAAGTGCACTATATTCCTTAACTTTTATATCAGGAATATTTGTCTCTTTAACTTTATTATTTGAGTCATATAAAGTCCAAGTAGTACTAAATCCAAATAGATTAAATAACTCATCGTAGAAGTTATATAAGAAATCTTCTTCATTTGATTTAAGTTTATTCTTTTGAATAAAGTGAAATAGTACTGGTACCATTATCTTTATTGCTATTGATATTTTTAATAATATCTGAATATGATTATTTGTAAACTCTAAAGACTCTAAGTATTTCTTAGTATCTTTGGAATACTTTTTATCATCTTCTGATACTTCAATATCATCGAGATAATTTTCTTCTACCATATAATTAATCTTATCTATCATTGAATTGGTAAATAAGATATCATACAAGAATGCTTTATAACTCATTAAATCTTCTGCATCAAAAGCATTCTCTTTATCTACTGCAAATTTTATTTTGAGATATGCAGTAACCAACTCATTATCTGTGTCATACTCAGACATAAAGAAATTTATATATCTTATTATCTGGTCTAACTGTTTGACATAGCTGTCTCTCCCTATCAAGAATCTATCATATATTGAAAGCTTCTCATCGTGTCCAAAAACCTTTTCAAAATGACAAACTATAAGTTTACCATCTTGCTCACAAATAAGGTCTTTCTTGTCGGGCTTCCATTCAATAAATCTTGATGTTTTTAAATTGTCCATCTCCATTGCTTCCTTTCTAAATTACTTAAATTTACAAAAAGATAATATATGACTTAATCCTAATTCTTCTTAGTTGTAGATTTAGTTGCTATTTTCTTAACCATTCTACCACCAGCAGTTTTCTTAGGTACCTTAGCTACATAAGTGCCAGTCTTATGTGGTCTTTCTTTTTCCTTCCTATCAGATTTATCTTTATCAATAATTTTATCTTTAGTAATATACTGACCAGTCTTCTTCTCATTATCTATCAAGAATCTTTCTAATTTCTTAGTTTTAAAATCATTAATAGAATTAAAGAATTTATCAAGCTTAACTGCTTTTCTTTGAACCATGTCATTCTTACTTAAGAAACTATATCTATTATCCAATAAGAATTTACATACATAGTAGATAGTATTCTCATAACTATTTACGGTTCCTCCATCTTTAGGTGGAGTGTTAATATAAGCAGCATCTATCTTATCGTATAAAGTTTCTATTAAGTATCCTGCTTTATTATAACTATAAGCGTGTCTATACATAAAAGCAGGTGAGTTAGAAAAGAATTGTACATTATATGCAGTAAGCATTCTATTTGTTTTACTAATAATATTATCTGTAAAAAATCTAAGCACTACATCATATGTTACATTAGCAGTAGTTTCACTGGGGACTTTACAGTGAATATAGTAATCGTCCCCAAGTGTAGTAGTTGCATAGTATATGATTTTATGCTTAGCTATAAAGTTTTTATATCTCTCATCATATCCTAAATTCTTTATCTGATTATCCCTACTTCTAAAAGGATTCTGTAAGAATTCAACTATGGTTTGATATTTACTAAATAACGGCATACAGTCCTCCTATTACATATTAGGTCTCTGTGTAACAACCATCTGATTTCCTACTATTAATAAAGAAATTAAATCTATAGTAGCTGTAAGAATTTCACTATCTGTCTGTAGTGAATTTATTACCTCATTAGAGAATCTGAACTTAGATATATCAAATACTCTTCCATCAAGTAATGAATACTCTACTATGAAATCATGTAATGATATAAATTCTCCGGTATCACATAATTCTATTACTTCAGATACGAGGGAGTTATCTTCAAAAATCTCATCAAAATTACCAAAATGATCGTCAACAAAATGCTTTATCTCCTTCTCAAGGGTTGCTGTATTTGTATCAAACTTATAATCTGGGAATGCATTAAGTAATACTGTCTTATATACATCTTTAAATCCATTATAAAGAATTTCAAGAAGTAATCTATCAGTACTATTATCACTACTATTAAGAACTTCTCTTATTGATTGAATAAGGTTTGTATTACAACCAAGTATTGTACCATACTTATATGCACTCTCAGCTGCTTTAACAGCATCATCTACTGCATCTTTTAACATACCTTGTGATACTTCACTATCAGCACCAACTTCAATGATACCCATCTTTAATTTCAATGCATATAATCTTTCTTGACACTGATTTACTTCCACATTGAAAGTACCAAGTTTCTGATATTTCTGTTCAGCTTCTTTAAGTAATACTTCTGCTTCATTAAGAACTGCATCATATCTTCTCTGGTCATAATTCAAATCCATAAACTGAGAATATGTTAATCCTAATGAACAGCTTCTTGTATAACCAAGATGTAATGCATTTTCATCTTCTGTATAATACTCTTCTATTGGAGTATATCCTTTAATATTATCGACTCCGTAGACATAAGTAACTGAAGCTGAATCATTTTCGCCTACACTTTTTATAGCTATACATTTTGTACCCACAATATGTCTTGTATCCATCTGTACTAACTGATGGATCGGTACACCTGAGTCAAGTTTATCTATGATATACTTTTCTTTTGCTCTATCAATAACATCAGTATCCATTAATATAGAGAAATCATTAATCAATTTTCTGGTATGTGAAGATATTGCCCTATATCTCATCAATATCATATTTACATTATGATCTTTTCTCCATTCAGCATTTAACTCTGGTGCAATTACTGTATTAAGAGCAATCTCATCGTATGTTGGTGCACACACTATAAGATGTCTACCTCTCATCTTTGATTCGAAACTTAATGGTTTAAGTAATTTCTTATATGTACTCTCACCAACTTTTGTGCCAAATATGATTACATCAGCTTCTGATAAATCCATAGTATTCTCATCAGTATTGATATAGAGTCTATCTGCAAGAGATAACTCATATCTATAACCATTAATGAGTTTTTTCTTTGTTATTCCATCAGGAGCTTTTATACAAGAAATAGCTGGTGCACCAAGCTCCTTGTATAATTCTGCTATATACTGAGTAATTAACTCATTAGCGTTACTTGATATATAGACTACATTCTTAATATTCTCATATAACTCATCCACATTCTTTGTCTGGATAGGTTTAGCATATTTAGAAAGTTCTTCTATTATCTTATTCTTTATTACTTCATACTTACTAATTATATCTCTAGGAAGAATAAATTTATCATTTAACTCATTCTTCTTACTTCTATAATTCTGATAGATACTATTAGTAGCAATGATAGCACTTGTTGTACCATCACCAACACTATAATTCAATCTACCACATATTTCTTGTGCCATATCAGATATGGCTTGATCTACTTTTGTCTCACTTGCATCAAAAGATAAATTCTTCATTATAGTAAAACCATCTTTTGTCATATGTCTCCATGGATAATTACAAATTAATGTAGGTGCTCCATATGGACCAAATGACTTAGCAAGTGTCTTCCATAAAAGATTAAAAACCTTTTCTACTCTTATCTCAAAATCCTCTTTTGAAATTACATTTATTGCAGGTTCTTTTTTAAATAACCTACCATCTTCTGTGCTAAGGTCTATACCTTCACTAGGCTCCAACCATTCACCTGTATTCTGGTCTCTCATAAAATATTGCCCTTTCTTATATAATACATAGTAAATTCATGTTATTATTAATATTACTATTCATAATCTAAATCAAAGATATCTTCAGCATTATCACTTAACTCAGATGGAAAATAGAATATTTTAAATATATTATCAGTTGCTAATTCCTCTACATCAATTATTAAATTATCATCTTCATCATAATTATATCCAAAATTATCTGCTAATAATATAGAAGAAAATTTAAGTAAATCATTTTCTCTAATAATTTCTATCTTAACTATATCACTAAGGATATAAGTTGTATTATCTTTAATATTATTCTCTTTTAATACTTCTCCAAAATCTCCATAGATATATTTTGCTTTACTACCAAAATTCTCTTTAATATCTCTCTCTATTGATTCTGAATATCTTTCTGTATAAATAAATACTTTTTTTATTATATCGAAATTAGATATAGTTGGAATAGTTTCTAAGAAAGAATAATTAATAGCATATTCTAATACTTGTAATTCATCTATTTCTTTATATAAGAAATCTTCTAACCATTCATATCTATCTTCAATATCTTTAAAATAATTCTCATTCAATTCAAAATTAGCAAATACATTTGCTTCTTCTCTATTCACATACCACTCATATAATTCATCAGTAGATATATTCTGAATAGGTTCTATATTAATAAATTGATTTATTATATCAGATTCTCTTAAAACTCTTAATACATCAAATCCTAATGGTCTAAGTATATCATTATACTCTATTACTAAATTTTCTGTATTAGTAAAAGGAGAGTTAAATGATGTAAATACTTTAGTACCACTCTCGGATAAATTAATAGCCATAATAGTAAATCCTTTCTTCTAAATAAAAAAAAATGAAGTAATGAAATTAATCATTACTTCATTTAATAAATTTACTCGAATGGTATAAAATCACTCATGTTACTTGTTCCTGCATTTGCAACAGAAGCCTGATAACCTGAATTACTTGTGTTGTTATAATTCTTATTATTACTTCCACTATAAGAATTCTTATAAGCTTCTTGCTTCTTTAATGCATGAATAACACCTGATGAGAGTTTATATACTTCTTCAAGTTTCTTTGTAAATGCAGTAAAGTCTGCATTAGATTCATGAATCTCTCCTGATCCATTTACTGGATTATACCCACTAATCCATTCTTTCTTATTGAATCTATGAGAAATAGAATTTCCTTCTTGAGCTTTATTTTCCTCGTCCACTCCTACATAGATAGTCAATTCAACATCAGTACCGTTTGTATCTATAGATACAATCTTCTTATTAGCCATAGTACCTACCATAACTGCAACAACTCCTGGTGTCTTATCCTTTAATGATGGAATAATAAAATTATTAATTCCCTCCAATAAAGCTGACACATTATCCATGGTAAGAGCTGTCTGAATACACTCATTATTATCCTGAGAGTATAATCTGATACCCTCTGGTGACTTTCCTCTAAAAGGACTAAGCTTAAGAGATATCTGCTCATTCCAAGCAGATACATTTAGTGCTGCTGTGTCTGAGTATGAATTATATAATCTAGTTGTTACATTAACCTGATTATTAAATCCACTATTTCCATTACTACTCTGATTCTGATTTCCAAACATTTTATTTTTCCTTTCTAAAATAAATTGTATTGTATTAGTTACTAAAAGATAGTATATTATTTAATCGCTTAACCCATCGTCTATAGAATCTAATATCTCTTTAACGATGTAATCATTTTTTCTATTTGGATACTTCTTAAGAATATAATTCCTAATCTTAGTCTGTATCTCTGATATGAATTCTCCATCAATCATATCTATATATTTATTTATGAAATTACCAGTGAGAGTAGTATCTGCATAATATTCTCTTACTGCATCTAATTCTACTCTTGGTTCATCTCTTTCACATAAATCTAAGAATTCCTCTACAGTAGCTATTTCATTTAGCTCCATAAAGAAATAATCAATAACTTCTTTTAAGTTACCAAGTATTTTAATATCAAGAGTATTATCTATCTCTGATTTAAAATTATTTGTGGTAACATCTTTCTTTAATTCAAATTTCTCATCTATCTCATCTTTACGAGTATCAATAAAAGTCTTTATAGCATTAACAAAGTTCTTTTTGATATACTTAATAAAGAATAAATATGTGAGATGAATTATATTATGCTGATCATCTATAGAATGATTATCTAAATCATTAAATCCTATAGATAAAGTATTTTCAAATAGGTTCATTACAAAACCAATAAATTCATCTCTTGTTTCTTCTAAATCTTCTAAGTCACTATCTATCATATTTTCTTTATTATAATCATATTTATCTATAAAAGATTTAATATAATCATATTTCTTATAACCCAAAGGATAATCAAATTGTGATACTAGCGACTCTTTTAATAGGTCAACTGGTATTTCAGATAAGAACAACTCATCTTCATCTTTTTCACTAAGTTCAAATACACTGTTCCAGTTCATTCATTATTCACCTACACTTTCGCATTAATTTCTGTCTTTACAGATATTTCGGTTCTTTTAATACTTGGATATCTATTATATTCTTATCGATATTACTTCCGTGTTGGTGATGTTCTATTTTTTTATAAAAATCTGGTCCAGTACAAGTTCCATATAATGGACATTTTTTATGATTACAAGTAGTAGGTTGTAAGCAAACATCTAATCCTTTATTATAAAATAAATTAGATGTTAATAAATTATAAACTCCATTATCTTCTATATCTATATGAAATTCATGTACTCTACCACATTGACAGCAAGTTAATGAATAACCAATAATCTTATTATCTCTATTAATGATTACTCTAAATAGCTTATTATTAAATCCACAAACTTTACAATTGAAATTCCAAGTATTTCTAAAAAAAGCTATATCAAAATTTTCATCTTTATTATCATTAATTGAATACATTTTGTAAGTTCCTTTCTATTAAAGTATTAAGGTAATGTGAAAATAGGTTAGTTATTGGGTGATATACTATTTTAGTGTAACCTAATAACCCATAATTATATTAATAGTAAAGGAGATTTTTAAGATGGGAAAGAAGAAAAGTAACAATGCAAGAGAGTTCTTTAGTTTCGATGTAACTAAGAAAGGTATTAAATTACCTAAGAAATTAAGGAAGAAAATTACATCTTATCGTAGAATAGGATTTGGTCCTAACGAGAAAGATGTTCTTATCGGCGAGGTTGTTAATGGTAAGTACTTAGTATTACCACTATTTAAAGAGATGGATTTAGATAATTCTGAACTCTACATAATAGAGCGAACACCTGGTAGTATTGAAGAAGATGATAAACCAGACACAGTTGATGTTGTTGATGCTGAATCTAAAGATGAAGTACCAACTGATAAAGTAGCTCAGGTAAGTGAAACTTCATATACTCCATTAGGATTAAGAAGTATAGCATCTCTTCCGTCAGGTTCATTCTTCAAATATGATGGAATTATATGGACTAAAGTACGTACAGGAAAAAGGACATTTATTGATGCAATAGATCTGTCAGTAAGATTTTCTGATTACCTAGTAAAGAAACTTGGTTGTAGTAATCCATATAGTAAGATGAAATCTATAATGGTTGAGCAGTTAACTTTAAGAGAACCAGAAGAAAAGGAAGTATAATATTATGGTTAAATCTATTAAATTAAGAATATATCCCAATAAAACTCAACTTAAGATTATTAATAGAACACTAGGTGCTTGTAATTTTGCCAAGAATGAATATCTAAAATATAACAAGAATAGCCATGATAAAGGTGAAAGTTTTATAACAGGATATGATTTTAGTAAGATACTTAATAAATTAAAGAAAGAAGATATTGATTATCTATGGCTGAATGAGATTAGTAGTAAAGCTATTAAAGATGCTATCATGGCTAAAGAAAAAGCATATAGGGTTTTATTTAAGAAAAAGAAAGGTTTTCCTAAGTTTAAATCTAGGAAAAGAATAAATAAGGAATCTTACTTCTTTATTAAGGATAATATTCGTTATATTAGTAAAAATATAATTAAATTACCTATATTAAAGAAAGTAAGAATAATTAACAGTAATCAATTACCAGATAAGGATAGTATTACATCTGGTAGGATTGTACGTCATTATGATAAATATTATGTGATGTTTATTTATAATGACGAATTTAATGATAATAAAGATATTGTTAAAAACGATATTAAATTAGGTATTGATTTAGGTATCAAAGATTATGCTACAATATATGATGGTAATAGATTCTATCGTATTAATCATTTTAAGGATTTAGATAAGTATAAGAAGCTTACTGAAAGAAAGACTAAACTACAACAAGTTATTTCTAAGAAAGCCGAATATAATTATGGTAGATTACTTAATAATTGCTTAGATACACATAAAGAAGTACCTAATGAAACACAAAAGAAAAAATTAAGAAAGGATAGTTACAAAACCTCTAATATAAGAAGAATTTATCTTAAGATTAATAAGATAAACCGCAAATTAACTAATATACGAGATAATTACATCAAGCAATTAGTTAATTGGTTAACGGCGAGACTTAAGCCATATCAAATTAATATTGAAGATTTAGATATTAGTGATATGATAGAGAATGATCAACCTCATGGATTACATAGATTAATAGCAGAATCTAATTTCTATAAGTTTAGACTTCATTTAATTAATAAATGTAAAGAATATGGTATTAAACTAGTATTAGTTGACCAATATTACCCATCTACTCAAATATGTAGTTGTTGTGGTAAAAGAAATACGGATATTAAGTTAAGTGATAGAATTTTTAGATGTGATAAATGCGGTTTAATTATGGATAGAGATGAGAATTCAGGTATTAATATTACTAATTGTAAATCTAAATATTATACAGAGATCGCTTGAGCTAACAAGTTAAAAGACTCTTATAATGAGAAAAGGTTGAGTATGAATGAATACTTAACCGGTAGCAGGAAACTAATTTCCATAAGTTCAAAAATCGTTTAATCAATAAATGTAAAGAATATGGTATTAAACTATGGGCAGTTAGTAGTGATAGATTTGGTGAGTATGAAGATTTACTTGAGAAAAAATAATTAATAAGAGAAAAAAGGAGGTGGAGACTGACTTTAAAAAGGGGGAAAAGTCAGTCTCCTGATATCTGAATGTACTATTCTAATACCTATAAGCTAGATCTAAGAATGAATGGAAAGGTCTAGCTTTATCTTCCTGTTTGTAATTTGGTATTTTATAATTTTTATTATATATTATTTTTTTATAATAAATTTCATTATGAAAGGAAGAATATAATATTATGGCTAAATATTCGTTAGACCTGGATCAATTTATGGATGCTAATCCAGGGGCATCATATCAGGAGGTGATTGATTTAATGCTTAAGTATCAACAAGAATTAGCAGAGATTGATGCTAAAGCAAGAAATGCTGTAAATGGAAAAACTAAACTTAAAGTAGAAGAAGCTAATAAGAAAAGAAAGGAGAAGAGAGAAGAAATAATAATAGATATGGAACAAAATCTATTCTTAGTAAAAATACTTGATACAGTTAAAACTTTTTCCAAAGCAGTTAAATCGATAGCTAAAATGATAATTTATATTATAACAGCATTATTTAGCGTAGAGGGAGTTAAAGAAGCATTGAAGTTTGAAACTCTAAGTATAATGGAACAAATTTATGACAAATCAATGAAGATTTATAAATTCATATAAGAAGGGTTTACAAAATGTATGCAGTTATTAACACCAGTAGTAAAGAAATCATTGCTTATCACGAAGATGAAGAAATAGTAGAATTCTATCTAGATTCTGTAGAAGATGATAAGAAAGATGATTTATCAATAATAAAAATAAAAAAGAAATATAAAGAAGAAATAATAAAGAAATATGAAGATTTACATTTAGTAAGATTTGGAAATACTTATGTACAATCAGGCTATATAATATATATTAAGTTATCAAGTCAAGATATACTTGATGATGAAGAATATGCTAGAGATATACTTCTACGTATTATAGAAACACAAAACCTAAATGATAATGAAATTAAGAAACTAAGCAAAGCCATAGAAGTAGTCGATAGATTGATAAACGAAGATAAGACATATACTCCAAGTTATAGTGAACTTAAAAGAATGAGAAACCACTATGACTTGTATATGTATAATAAAGATTTATAGAATCTGGTGGAAAGGTAATAAGTTCTTTATTACCTTTCCACACCACATTTTTTTAATATGAATAATAAGAAAAGGAATAGTTTTTTATGCTCTCAAACGAAGAAAGAAAGATATTCCGTCAAAAAGCTTTAATGAATAATGGTTATTATGATAAGAATGGTAACTGGAATGCGATTAAAGTAATAAACGGAAATGTCTATAGAGATAGAGTAGAAACTCTAATAATTAAAGATAAAGAGTTTGTGTTCATTAAACTTTCTGGTGAAAAAGGAAAATATAAATTACCTGGTGGTTCATTGGGTAAAGATATAACACCAGAAACTCAAGCTATTAATGAATGTCATGAAGAAACTCATTTTGAAGTATCTAATATACAGAGTACTGGTATTACTTATAAAGTAAATTATCCAGATAATAATAAAACTAAAGATAATGAATACCAATACGGTGTAAAATATATAGGTGCTTTTACAAGTTTATTTACAGCAGAGTATGCTGGTACGTATAATGGTAAAATAGCAGAAGCTGATGAAGACCCCTATGTTAGAAGTGGTAAATGGTATACATTTAAAGAAGCTTTTGGTATATTTAATCAATGGCATAGAGATGCTTTATTACAATATATCAGATTGAATTTATCTACTGAAGATTATACAACAGAAGGATATCTCTTAAATAGATTAAGTAATCATTTATTACTGAAAAGTAAGAGTATACAAGAGATAGATAAAAGTAGTGTTGAGCAAATGATTCGTTGGTTAAACGGAAAATATCGTTTCATGGCATTGAGGTATAGAAAAGGTATTGAACCTATTGGTTATTATAGACTACCTTTAAAAACAGGTAAGGTGCTTGAGTTAGGATTTGCAGTAGATTTTGATGGAGAAAGAAAAATAGGTGGAAATTCAGCATCAGCAACACAGCTAAACAATGGTGGTGATGGTATTCTGTTAGAACCAGTATTTTTTAAACTGGATAAAGATAATCAGTTTTATACAATGCTCCATGAGATAGGTCATATTCGTCTAAAGCATACTGACCCAAATAACATGAAGAAATCATTTAAATCAGATGATGATATAATGCGTGATAGAATAAAGACTATTAGGGATGGAAAGGTATCATATACAGAATTAAATGCTGATACATATAGTATATTAAACGGTGCTAATCGATACAATATACTATCTGATATCAATAATAGCGATAGTACTATATCTACTTTAAGAAATCTTGAAAATGCTAGAAGATATGATATAGTAACTAGAAGAAAAAGTGCATTTGATAAAAGATATGGTATTAATGAGAGTGCTGAAGATGAATTAACTACAGAGAGTTATTTCACTAACTGGTTTTCTAATGAGTTTAAATTATGGTCAAAAGAAATAAGAACAGACACTCCTCAAGAATGTCTGGAACACACATTAATGCTACTAGATAAAGCTTATCTAAAGCATAAGAATGATAAAAAATATCAGAATGGTAATATATATACTTTTGTAACAACAACTGGACCTAACTTTAAGAAAGATGGTAAATATACTACTGATATGATTTCATACTGTATTAATTTTACTGATAAAAATAATGGACCAGCATATGCAATGGTATCTGATAATGGAGAAAATTTAGTTGTAGTTACTCCAGAGTATTTTACTATGAGTAAAGAAACGAAGAAGTATGTATTATTACATGAGATTGGTCATATAAGATTAGACCATTTAAATCCAAAAAATATACCAGTAGATTTATTCGGAAATCCGATGTTTGATAAAATCCGTTCAGAAAATATACTTAGTGGAAAAACTATGTATACGGAATTAAATGCAGATTTATATGCTATATTGAATGGTGCTAAATTATACACTATTCTTGATATTGCTCATAAAGAAGATTTCGATTCAAAAAAGAATCCTTTTATCTATAGCAATTATGAAATAGCAGATAGATTTAAGAAAGCTACAGAAAGAGCTCTAAGAAGAGATTTATTTAAAGGACTTCCTAATATAGGATAATAATATTTATATAAAGCAATATGGTAAAATTCATATTGCTTTATATATTATTTTTTTGGTGTCTAAACAAATATATTTTGTATTACACCAAAGTAACCCATAGGTAATTATATTTGTGAAAGGAGTTATGAAATGGGAAAGACAAAGGTTGCTTGTTCCAGACAAAACTGGGATAGTGAGTTCCTATGTGACATAATACGAGGAACTGGATTCTTAGTTACTGACCCTGTAGAAACGATATTGGATGATGAGAGGACCAAATCATTATATGGTGTACAATCACCATTATTTGGTACTTCATATGAAGATGAGCAAAGTTTCATAGAAAGATACAGATGTCAGTGTGGAGCATTCAAATCAAGATTGTTTGAGGGAGAAACTTGTCCATTCTGTGGTACTAAAGTAGAGTACAAAGATACTAATATCAAGATGACAGCGTGGATAAGTCTTGGAGATAATAAGATTATATCTCCATACTATTATAACCTGTTAAAAGAGACAATAGGTAAGAATGTATTTAGTGATATCATTAATATGAAAAGAAAGATATCATTAGATGGTGAGGTTGAAAAATTAAATGATGAAGATTATGTAGGTATTAAAATAACTTCTCCATTTATGGGAATTGGTACTACAGAGTTTTATGAAAGATTTGAAGAAATTATCAATTACTTCATTAATAAGAGAAAAAAGAAAAAAGAAATCTTTGAAAATATCTTAAAACAGAAGTATTGTGTATTTACTTCACATATACCAGTAGTAACTACAAAGTTAAGACCTCAAGCAAAAACAACAGATACTTTCTACTTCAGCTCTGTTGATAAATTAGTTAATACTATCTATAATATAAAAGAAAAGTTATTAACTGCAAGTGAAGTAGAAAAACCTTTAATGATTAATCGTATTCAATACAAGGTAAATGCAATGTGGGATATTTACTTTGAAGAATTAAATGGTAAAACAGGATTAATCAGAGGAGATATTCTAGGTGGTTCGCTGAACTTCACAGCAAGGAATGTTATAGTACCTGATCCAACTTTAAGAGATAATGAGTTATCTTTATCATATAATACTTTCTTAGAGATATTTAAGTATAAGATAATTTATTATATAATGAAAGTTGATGGAATTACATTATCTAAAGCATATAATATTTGGTCAAGAGCAAATGTATTTAATACCAAAGTATATGAAATCATGAAGCATATGATAGATAAAGATAAAGTAAAAGTTCTTATTAATAGAAATCCTACTTTGAATTTCTATTCAATGTTATTGATGAAGATAAGAAATATAATTCCATCGGATAGTGATTATAATATGGGGACCCCTTTAGGCATTTTACGAGGCTTAAACGCCGATTATGATGGCAGATTATTACCATCGTTAAACCTCTTTAACTGCTGGAAACTCTTTAGAGCTCTAAGTACCAAAAGTGTGATAATCTTAGAGATTAGACAATCAGCAGCCAAGACTCTATTTTATATAGAGTAAGGTTCAACGACTATCGAAAGCATATCTTAGAAGAAATATCTAAGAGAAGAAGCGAGTAGAGTACACGAAAGTGGAAACGGGAGGCATTTTATATTCGGTAACAGAATATAAAATGAAGATATAGTCTGACCTATATAGAGATATATAGATTAACAAGATAATGGATATTCTCAATATAATAGCAATGGTTAATCAAGAGATAGCTCATATGTTTAGGAAGTTCGATCCAATACAAAGAATGATTATTGCCAGAGACACAGGGCTTCTCAATGATTACTTCAATATAGAAAAGAGTCAGTTGATAGACTTAAATTATTTCTGTACTATTGGTGGTACTGCAAATGATGAAATGGAAACTTATCCAGTAGAAGATTCGGATGGTAAAATCATCTGGGTTCCGAAGAATAAGATAGCTTAATAAAAAAAAAATAAATAATAGTAAGGTAGATTAATTTCTACCTTACTATTATTTTATCTTTAAGCAATCAATAGATAATCGTTGCAGAGATTAAAATAGAAATCTTCAATTATCTCTTTATCGAAAGATATATCAGATATATCCAATATACTGTAATCAGAAGCTTTTAACGTTCCTTTATCATTTAAGAATTTATCTAAGAAATCATCTTTAAGATTAAACTCGCTATTATAGAAAATTTCTAATCTAGACTCATTAAATAGAAAAGATTCTTTATTATTTGATAATAGAATATCTATCGCTGCTCTAAAACTTTCTATGTCATTTTTACCTGAATTTATATACTTGTAAACCATATTAGAGTTTTCCAACTTATAGCAAGCAGTATATCTACCATGCTTTACAAATATAAATCTGTATTTATTGAATTTACCAATTTCCATCTTCTTAATAAAAGAATCCAACTGGTTATTCATAAACACAGCATAAGGCGTTCTTTTTGATACTATATTTGCTAATATCAATTGGGCTACTGTATCTCTGTTTTGTTCTCTATATCTCTCATAAGAGTTAAATAAGTTTGGACTTATTTCATTACCTAATGTTAGTAATACTGATGTACAACCGTCATTAATCAATAATGAATCTCTATCCTCGTGATTAATAAACCCAAACCATAATTCTCTTCCATAAGTTTCTTTCATTGTAATACCCCACAAAAAATTAATTATCTAAAAATTTCAGCAGTAATCTTAACATCCCACTTGCTACTACTGATAAAAATATACTTACGCCGTATAAAATATTAAGCACTAAATGTGCCATTCCTATTACTAGCATACACACTATTGCAACTAATAATAATATTACTTCATAAAATTTATAAACCAAATCTGTTATCATAATCCGTTACCTGTCTGATTATCTTTCTTATCTCTATCATTTTTATCAATCAATTCAACTATCAATTGTAATAATGATAATATTATAAATACTAAAAATCCTGCACCAATCCCAATTAAATCTACTTTTAATCGTATTATACTTATTTGAAATTCTTTTATCGCTGAATATCCAAGGTATACTACTATAATAGTTGCTATAGATAAAATCAATAATAATGCAAGTACCTTATAAATATTATTTAAAATCTTTTTCATTATTCAGTTTTCTTTTCTTCCTTTCTTCTAATAATACCGTTAATTTGAGATATAGGATTGCTATTGCTGAGAATAAAATTACCCCAATATCAATTAGTAATATAAGAAGAACGATCTTCAGAATAAAATCAATAAACCACATTGCAGTCTTCCTTTCTATTTTTTTTATTTAAAAGAAAGTACAACTAGCAATAAACTAGTTGTACTTAAACTGCAGCTCAGATCACTAAATTAAATTCTTTTCTTTGTTGTAAGCCAGTCAGGTGCTGATGTCTTAACCTTAAGCTCTTTATGAGCTTTGGTCTTACTCTTAACTTTACCTAATGACTCACCAGTAAGAGGATTCTTTGCCTCATACTCAGATTCCTTTGCTTCTACGTCCTTAATAGAGATTGTAGCTTTAAAATCTTCCTGTGTAAGGAAATCAAACTTATTTCCTACAGAAAGATATTCATTTACAGCTGTCATGAAAAACTCATAAAGTCCATCCATGTTATCGAACTTGAACTTATCTGACATTACTGTCTCTGCATCAGAAGCATCTACACCGAACTTCTCGATCAACTTCTTGCACCATTTGCGGAAATCTTTTGAGACGAATAATTCTTCAACCTCACACTTATCTCCAACCTTCTTTGCAACCTTTGTTGTAAACTCAACATCGTTCGCAATCGCTGTCATAAGGTTGTTGAAATTCTTCTTACTGAATCTGTTCATAACCTTATTACCCTTTGCATTTGTCTTCGCTACCATTGTAGCTAACACATCCTTGACACTAGCTGTCTTTGACATTACCATGTCCTCCTTTTATTTTATTTAACTTTTTTTGTTTACTAACGGTCAACCCTTTAGAATCTTTCTTCATCTTCTTAACTGTATTAAGAATATTATCCAGATTAAAAGAATTGATATCAAAGATGATTTTTGGATTTTTCATGTATACCTCAATCTTTCTTGATTACTTATGAGTTTTCCCAATAGTAAATCATTATTAGTTACAAATAGATGATATATTACTATAGAAACTAAGGGATTTATTGGAATATAAGATATAGCCATTTAACAAAATGATAATATCAAACTTAAGAAAGGAAAGAAATCCAAATGTTATTTGATAAATTGGTAGCGAATGGTAAATCATACGACAGAGCCATTGATTTGGTTATGGAGAAATGTAATGATGCATTCGAACACTATATAGCATTATACGAAATGGAATCTGCTAAAGAAGATTATGCTTCTTATATGTCAGAAGGATTCGTACTTAATAAAAGAGAAGAGGATTATCTATTCAATAATACTGAAGCTACTCCTGGTATAGTTGGAAGACTTATAAGTATATTACAGGAAGGTTGGAAGAACCTTGTAAAATGGATTAAATCAGTAATTGAAAGAATTAAGATGATCTTTATGAAGAGACAGGTAGAGAAAAAGTTATCTCTTATTGAAAGAGCTTGTGCTAAATTCCCTAAGTTGAAAAATCTTAAAATAGAAGTACCTGATCCTAATCCAACTTTTATTGAGAAGATAAAGAATGATATCAGTATGATTAAGATAAAGATTAAGACTGGTAAATCATTTGCCCAGATTAAAAGAGAAGCTGAGGATATTGAAAGAAGACAGATATTAGCTAAGAAGGCTGGTAAAGCTGCTACAATAACAATTACAATTGCAGCTGCATTAGTTCTTTTAAAGCAGTATCTTGATTTTAGAAAGATGGAAGGAAAGATAACTGATACATCTAAAGCAGAGTTATATGCTCTTGGCTTAAATGATGATATGGATAAAGATATTCTTGAATCATCTTTTAAGATTAATAAAATCAATATGATGTATGAGTCTATGAGACACTTTAATATTTTCAGATTCATTAAATATGCTCCAAGACAAATCTTTAGAGCAATTAATCATGCTAAAGATGCAACTGGTGGAAACGATAGAGTACTTAATGATCTCTTAGGTGAATTAGGACTTGAGAAGACTCCTGGTAGACAGTACTACACAGATTTAAAAATGGGTTCAAGTTCACAAACAGTAGCTGTATTAGGAACTGGTAAAGAAAATGAAGTTACTGAGTTTGATGATGAAGACGATGACGAAGATGATGTAGGAGATTATGATCCAGAAGAGATTCCAGTAGAAGATGCTCCAGAAGGTGCACCTACTGTATAAATTTCTTCAATAATAAAGGTGGTGATTTAATTATGGCAAATACTGTAGATAAAGTAATAAAAATTGCATTAGCAGAAGAAGGTTATCAGGAAAAATCCAGAGAAGCATATTTAGCTAATCCAATGGTATTAGAAAGTAAAGATGCTGGAGCTGGATATGATAACTATACAAAGTATGGTAGAGATATGCATAAGATATATCCATCAGTAATGGATTTCCCAGCATCATATTGTGATGCCTTTGTAGACTGGTGTTTTATGCAAGCGTATGGAATAGCTACTGCTAAGAGTTTACTTGGTGGTAACTTTGATGATTATACTGTAGCTTCTGCTGATATGTATAAAAGAAAAGGAGCTTGGTATACAAGTAATCCTCAGGTAGGTGATCAAGTATTCTTTCAGAATAGTCAGAGAATCTGTCATACAGGATTAGTTATAGGTACAGACTCGCATAGAGTTTATACTATAGAAGGAAATACATCTCCAGCTTCTGGTGTAATCAGAAATGGTGGAGGAGTTTATAGAAAATCTTATGAACTTAATCACCCAAGAATAGCTGGTTATGGTAGACCAAATTATGATGTAGATAATTCTAATAATCCTTCTCCAACTGATATTGCTTCAGGAAGACCTTTACTGAGGAGAGGTTCGCTTGGTGATGAAGTTAAAAAATTACAAGCAAATCTTAATTCTGTAATGGGGGAAACCCTTGAAGTAGATGGTGTATTTGGTGGAGGAACACAGAGAGTATTACAATCATTCCAAACTAAATACGGTCTAGAAGTAGATGGTGTTTATGGTAGAGGTAGTGAAACCAAAATGAGAGAATTACTCTATAAATAAAAAAAATAATAATGATGAATATAATATTATATTCATCATTATTATTAAACTCTTCTATTTTACTTCTTATGCCTAGCCTTATTAAACATAGGCTTGTCATTTATATTATATAGCAAATGCATACACCATTGATGGGTTGACTCATATGCCGCAAATATGGACATCACTGTGTCAATTTTATTTGGTGTTAGTAGCAATGGTTCATCGCCACTACGGTGATAACAATTAATATGAAACGACCTTGGAACAAAATCACCAATAACTTCAGTGTATAAAAAGATATCAGTATTGTGTAACTCTTGTAAGTCGCACGCACCTAAATATCTATGTTTACATAAAGCTCTTCTAAGATGTGAAATCACCTCTTTTAAATTATCTTCAGAGCTATCTTTAATAGTTCTGAGAATAGACTGGTTTATTACCACAATATCTAACATAAAAATCTCGCTTTCTCCCCGTATAGTCGATAGGTCATCTATAAATTTATTATTGTTATTAAATAAATGATATATATATATATCTTACGTTTACAGATATAATAATATACTATTTATATGAAATAAAATAATTATATTTATTGGAGGTTTTTATGGAATACTTATTAAACGATTTGATTAATCAAATAGCTGATAGG